TGGTTTGAAACATCAACTCCAGATATTCAGCAGGCTAAGAAGTTTGCCGACGCAATCCGTGCCCAATATCCCGACCAGATGTTGGCGTATAATTGTAGCCCTAGCTTCAACTGGAGGAAGTTTTTATCCGTTGAAGAATGCGAAACGTTCCAACGTGAACTAGGTGAATTGGGTTATAAGTTCCAGTTTATTACTCTAGCAGGATTCCACAGTGTTAACCTAGCTACATTTGAACTTGCCGAAGCATACAAGGCACGTGGCATGGCTGGTTATAGCGAAATGCAACAACGCGAGTTTGCGGCACAGGAACGTGGCTTTACTACTGTAAAACATCAACGCGAAGTTGGCGTTGGTTATTTTGATTTGATTAGCGAAGCAGTTGGTGCAACGTCAACTGTGGCAAATAAATCATCCACTGAAGCAGATCAATTCCATTAATGAATCGACTTTGGAGACTTTGGGCCAAGGCCCTTGGTGAGAAAGCAGGCAATACGGACGAAGAAGCTGACCGTATTGCTTGCATTCGCACGATTATTGTGTTAACATACATTATTACCAACTGCTTTATTGTAGCTGGTGTTATTCGACATTGGTGAGTATGGAAATTAAAACTGTAGAACTTGTAGAGATCTTACCTACAAAGATATGGGCCGACAAAGACATGTTCGGCACAGTGCATATTAAAATGCAACACCAAGGTATGGACGAATTTGATTTTATTCAAATTCAATACAACTATGCTTATACTAGCAATGGTCATCAGCATGAGTTAACTCAACAAATTTTAAAGCTACTTGGAGCCAACAATGACAGCGAATCCAGCGAAGTTTAATGAAGCTATGGACATTCTGCAAGAAGAGTGCGGAGAAGTTATTGTAGAAGTCAGCAAGTGTCGCAGATTTGGTCTGTTTAGTAATCATTACAAAACTGGTCTACTGCATGCCACCATGCTAGAAAACGAAATTGGCGATGTGCTTGCTATGGTAGACATTCTAGTAGAACAAGGCATTATTTCACACGATAACCTAAATAAAGCTATACAAGCTAAAAAAGAAAAACTTAAACAGTGGTCAACTATCTATGAAAATTAAAGTAAGTGAACTATTCTATTCTGCACAGGGCGAAGGTCGCTTTGTTGGCGTTCCCAGCGTGTTCTTACGAACCTTTGGTTGCAATTTTACGTGTAGTGGATTCGGTTGCGCTCCTAATGTTAAAAGCACAGAAGCCGACGATGTTGCAAAGAACGTCCATCTTTATAAGACATTCGAAGAACTACCTCTTGTCAACACTGGCTGCGATAGTTATGCCAGTTGGCATCCCGCATTCAAAGAGCTAAGTCCCAACTATGACACAAAAGAACTAGTAAACAAAATGCTAGCTCTTACTCCTAATAACAAATGGCTACAAGACAACGGCAACGATGTGCATCTTGTTATTACAGGCGGTGAACCACTGCTAGGGTGGCAACGCACATATGAAGAACTGCTTTCCTTAGAAGGTATGCGTGATTTAAAAAATATCACCTTTGAAACTAATGGCACACAAAAACTACAGCCCAAGTTCAAAGACTATCTTAAGAAATGGGTGCAAGAACGTGAAACTAATCTTAATGCTATTACATTTAGTGTTAGTGCCAAATTAAGTGCTAGTGGTGAGAAATGGGAAGAGGCTATTTGCCCCGATATTGTTGCAGAGTATGAATATTACGGTCACACATATCTTAAGTTTGTTGTAGAAACAGAAGAGCATTTTGCAGAAGTTGATCGTGCAGTAAAAGAATTTAGAGCGGCTGGGTTCAGCGGTACTGTATTCGTAATGCCGCAAGGTGGTGTTGTTACTCCTTATGAACGCAATCGTGTTCGAGTTGCAGACTGGGCATTGAGTCGCGGTTACAACTACAGCCCACGCTTGCACGTTGATCTTTGGGGCAAGGGCTGGGGCAAATAAGATAAGTATATATCTAAATGGAATTTCGAAATGTTTGATTTTTTCAAGAAAAAGAATCCAGTGCCCGAAGTGGTGCTGGCACCAGAGACCCCGCCTAAGGTAGAAGAAAAGCCTAAGGTTGAAAAGAAGCCCAAAGCTGAAAAAAAGACTCCCAAGCAAATTGCTACAGAAAAAGGCGAACCCTACGTTACTATTCTTAGTGTAGAAGTCGATCCAGAAAACATCGGCAACGGTGCATTTGAACTGGACTGGAACGAGTTCTTCGTTGCTAAACTAGTTCGCTCTGGATACAAAGGCAAAGACGATTCACAAATTGTGGACCAATGGTTCCAAGATGTTTGCCGCAACGTAGTATTAGAAACGTTTGAGCAATACGAAGCAAATAATCCACGACCACCGACAGGTGTTCAACGTAGAGATATTGGTGGCGGACGCAGTGAAGTGTCATGATACTTTATGTGAACGGCGACAGTCACAGTTGTGGTCATGACGCAGGCGGGCCCGACTTTAGTTACGGTAAGCACGTAGCCGATGCTATAGGATATCAATTTGTTTGTGATGCAGAACCTGCTGTCGGCAACGACAGAATCATTCGCAGAACAAAAGAATACTTACAAAATAATAGACCCGATTTCTTGATCATTGGTTGGAGCACTTGGGAACGTGAGGAATGGGTTTGGGAAGGTACAGCCTATCACGTTACTGCTAGCGGGCACGACCAACTACCCGAACAGTTGCATACCAAATACAAAGAATATGTTATAAACTATGCTTCCAAAGCCGTGCAAAGGCAAAAGGAAGTAGAAAACTATCATAAAATTTGGCAGTTCCATTTAGAGCTGGATCAGTTACAAATACCTCACGTATTTTTTAATACGTTTAGCCACTTCTTGTATACAGACCCAACTACAAAGGAAGAAGATTGGGGCCCATTTTATATTGACCTATACGATAGGAATATGACTTTTTACTTTTGGTTGAAAAATCAAGGGTTTGAATTGGTAGATCCAAAATGGCATCACTATAAAGCAGACGGGCAACAAGCGTGGGCACAATTCCTTTTACCAAAAATCAAAGAACAGTTGACTAATATTTGGTAATATGCTACTATTACTCTATGCGATACCTTATTGTTGACACAGCTAATACTTTCTTCCGTGCAAGGCACAGTGCCCATCGTCAATCCGACACTTGGGATAAACTGGGCTTTGCGATTCACGTAACCCTTGCCAGCGTAAACAAAGCCTGGCGAGATCAAAAGGCCGACCACGTTGTGTTCTGTCTCGAGGGCCGTAGTTGGCGCAAGGACTTCTATGAGCCTTACAAAAAGAACCGAGCAGTTGCACGAGCTGCCCTTACAGAAAAAGAAGCAGAAGAAGATCAAATGTTCTGGCAAGCATTTGATGATCTTAAAACGTTCCTATCCGAGCGCACGAATTGCACTGTTCTCCGGCACGAAAACTTGGAAGCAGATGACTTGGTGGCAGGCTGGATCCAAGCACACCCGGAAGATCATCACACCATTGTGAGCAGTGACACTGACTTTCACCAACTGCTGGCTCCTAACGTCAACCAATACAATGGTGTTGCAGATGAACTGCATACGCTGGAAGGTATTTTCGACAAGAAGGGCAAATTGGTTATTGATAAGAAGACCAAGGAACCTAAGTCCATTCCAGATCCTAAGTTTATCTTGTTTGAAAAGTGTATGCGTGGCGATCCCACTGACAATGTGTTTAGTGCATATCCTGGTGTTCGCACCAAGGGCAGTAAAAACAAAGTTGGTCTGATTGAAGCATATGCTGACATGAACAAGAAGGGCTTCAATTGGAACAATATGATGTTGCAGACCTGGACTGACCACAATGGTGTCGAGCACCGTGTGCTGGACGACTACAATCGTAACAAGACGCTCGTGGATCTTACTGCACAACCTGAACATGTTAAGGCATGGATCACAGAAACCATTACCACAAACAGTGTGAAGAAAAGCAGACCCATGGTGGGCGCACAATTCCTCAAGTTCTGTGGTAAGTATGAACTAAATCGTTTGAGCGAGAACAGCACTGCAATCGGAGAGATTCTCAGTGCAGGATATCCAGAATGATTCCTTACACTGACTATGAATGCCGTTTGGCACTAGACGAACTCTACAGAGGAGATAAGGTTGTTATTCCTTCTAGTATCGAACATGCTAAGTTTATGCTCAAGGTTGCACAAATGTATATCGACCAACAATATCAAGAAACTGTTGATCTACTAAAGAAACAATATGAATAAAGAACTATTGAAAGAATTACAACTACAAGCAGGTGGTAGTCACTACCCCGACATCAATCCACACTTGCAAGAAGCTTTTGCACGTTTAATTGTGCAAGAGTGTATTAAGGCAGTGCGTGAATCGGGACGTCAATGTGCATTTACCACGCACGATATGGGCACAGTTGAATGCACATTGGCCAAATGTGAAGAATCTATTATCAAACACTTTGCACTATCATGAACAAACCATTTCGTATCTGGTTAGAAAATCTTTGGCGCGATAACTGCGACGAACGCATGAGTTGGGGGCAACCTCGCTTTAGCTTGCAAGAATACTTTAACCAATACAAATGGTGGTTACGTCGCGAATACCGTTATCAAAAGAACCTTAAAAAATGATTACCACTTTGCTTTTTGTCCTTGCCTTACTGCAAATCAAACATTGGTATGTTGACTTTGTTCATCAGTCTGATGAAGAAATTAAACACAAAGGCATCTACGGCAATTGGTTAGGCTTAAAGCATAGTGTTAAGCATGGTGTTGGAACCTTTGTTGTATTGTTGGCCGTAACTGGTTGGGAAAATGTTGTTTATGCAGTTGCATTGGCACTGCTTGATACAGTTGCACACTATCACATTGACTGGGCCAAAATGAATTTTGGTAATCGTGATATTCAAACTCCACAGTTTTGGAATCATTTGGGATTGGATCAAATGGCCCATCAACTGTGTTATCTTTTAATTGCAGGACTTGTTGTAGTATGACAGAACTTATTGCTAAACCTATTCTAAAAAATAAATTCTGGATCGTCGAAGCTGACGGATCTAAAATTGGGACTGTGCAGGCCGTGGAGGATGGCGGCTTTGTTTACGTTCATAATGAAACTAGGGAGCGTTTTCCTACTATCAAACTTCTTAGTAAAACACATAACCTAAAGTTCGAAACCACACTTCCCAAGAAGGACAAGGCTTCAGACGGGCACGATGTTTATGGATATCCTGTAAGCAATCGCCCGTGGAATGTGCTATGGGACGTTAAGCACCAGTTTCCAGTTTACACAAAAACTAACAGTAGCAAGAGCTTTTACTGCGCTGGCTATTACATTATCAAATTCAACAATGGTTGGGTCAAAAGCTACTGCCCCAAGTTCATTACACTGAACAGGTATGAGTTTCAAGGTCCGTTTAAGACCAAAGCAGACATGCAGGAAGCACTAAAGGCCGCAAAGTGAAAGAACAACATCTGAGCCTGCACCTGCAGAATTTCAACAATAAAATTAAGTTAATGAACCAAACAGGGGGCAAAAACTTGACTTTGACTGCACAAGAAGCACGTAGTATTCACAATGACATTTTTGACCTTTTAAACCATGTGGCTACATTGAGCAAGCAATTGCAGGCTGCACGTAGCGGGCAGGAGCCAGTTGTCCAAATTACCATGGATGGCGGTGGTTTTAAATAATCTGCGTATATTTTATGATAAATAAACTTAGTCAATAAATGTTATGAGTAGACCTAAGCCAAATGTGTTGGTAGAACACGTAAACAAGATGAACTATAAGACTGAACAGATTCTGAGCAGTGAAGGAATTTGGGCAGTGTTTTATATGAATCAGCCCATTAACTTGAAGTCTAGTAATATGTTGGTCAACTACCCAGGACCGAAATATAAAAAGACCAGCTTCAGCAATCCAGGGCATGCTATCAACTTGGCTAAAAAACTCAACACATTATTCAAGACTGACCAATTTACTGTAGTGCTACTAAAAAGTGGTGACAGAATCTTCCCCTAAAAGATTTTCGCAAACGCAACTTACAAAATTGTTTGCAGAGATGTCAGGACATCATCCTGGCAGGCTGCGTTACTCACTTTGGTTCAATCCCAACAACGAATCAAGTCTCAGGCTATCCCTTCAAGGTCACAAGTTCCTCATCCAAGAGCTCAAACTAAAAACCTACAAGTTCGATTTGAGTCGAATCCTAGTAAACAAGCATCTGCTGATGCTGGAGCGGCACTTCCAAGGTGTTTACTATCTATTGGGCGTGGATAAGATAGTTGTTTACGATGAGCAAGAAGCATCCATGCTAACGTTAATGAACGGGGACCTTGCTACCTACTTGGAAAACTTAGAAAGTAATACCTGAGTATTACAAAAATTTTGGTTGACCTAAATTCACCGTTTTGCTATAATACATTCATAGCGTAACAAAACAGGAGTTAGTAATGCGCGGTCTTACTATGTCAGCTGAATACGAACAGCAATATCATCCGGCTCCCGTCCTTGTCGACAAGAATTGCGATGAGATTCCGACTGTTTCCCTGAAGTTGTGCGAATACGACAAGAAGCGCAAAGTCCTGAAGCTGGCCAGTGAATACTTTGGTATGCCCTTGACCTTCTTTGTTGAAAGCCATCACACCGGCAAGCAGGTTCGCTTTGTGCCTGTGAATCCTGCCGATAAACTGTTTGATCCCGACCAATGGGATGGTGAGCAACAGATTTACCGCCCCCTTGGCAACGTGCCTGGTGTGGACCACATGGTTATTTACAACCAATGGTAATACTCAAGTATTACAAAAATTTTGGTTGACCGAAATTCCCAAATTTGCTATAATTGTTTCATCAGTTAACAAAACAGGAGCTGAAAATGGCTAGCATTCAAGAGATCAATTCTTCCATCATGTTCGGTGATCTGAGCAACGATCAGCTGAACAGTATTGTCTCTGCTATCAAGTTTCGTCGGGCCCAAATTGCCAAGCAGGCTGTCCGCACGTTTTGGAACGGTGATCGAGTGAAATTTGTCCACCCTAAGACTGGCCAAGTCCACGTGGGCACCGTGTCCAAGGTTGCAATCAAATACATTAGTATTAATGCCGGCGGGCTTGTTTGGCGTGTCCCTGGTAACATGGTTACGGCCGTTGAGGCTTAATACTTAGGTATTAAGTTGTAATACCCGTTCAAACCAAACGGGTATTGCTCGAAAATCCAAATTTTGCTATAATATATTCATAGCGTAACAAAACAGGAGCACGAAATGGCATATGTTAGTCAAGACCTCAAGAAGAAGCTGGCGCCCACCATCAAGGCTATTTGCAAGAAGTATGGTGTCAAAGCCACCCTGGCTGTTCGTAATCACAGCACTCTGTGCCTTAACATCAAGGAAGGCAAGATTGACTTCATCGAGAATTTCCTTGCCGTTGACGAGACCCGTGCTATTTTTGGTCGCCAAATGTCTGCGGATCAAGTTGCTTACATTCGCAACAAGAAGAGCCTGGACGTGAATCCTTACCACTACAAGGACCACTTTGACGGCAAGGCCCGTAAGTTCCTGCAAGAAGTTATTACGGCCATGAACAATGGTAACCACGACAATAGCGACATCCAAACCGACTACTTCGATGTGGGTTGGTATATTGATGTCAACATTGGTCGTTGGGACCGCCCCTATGTGTTTGTTGCGTAAAAGTAACAGACAATAAATCGCAAATCCGATATAATATAGTTTTAACACACTCATTAACACAAAGGAGATTGAAATGAGTAAAGACACGATGACCGATAGCCGCACCGTTACTAGCGAAGGTGCCAAGCGAGCTGTTCTTAAGTGCTTCAAGAAGCAACGCCCTGTGTTCCTGTGGGGCCCTCCCGGCATTGGCAAGTCCGAAGTGATTGCCGGCATTGCCGACAGCCTTGGTGGTGCATTTATCGACCTGCGTTTGGCGCAGATGGAACCTACTGACCTGCGTGGCATTCCTTACTTCAACAAGGACCTTGGCAAGATGGATTGGGCTCCGCCTATCGACCTGCCCGATGAAGAATTCGCCAGCCAGTATCCCGTTGTGGTTCTGTTCCTGGACGAAATGAACTCGGCTGCTCCTAGCATCCAAGCTAGCGCATATCAGCTGATTCTGAATCGCCGTATCGGCAAGTATAAACTGCCTGACAATGTTGTGGTGGTTGCGGCTGGTAACCGTGAAAGCGACAAGGGTGTGACTTACCGTATGCCTGCTCCGCTGGCTAACCGTTTCGTTCACCTTGAGATGCGTGTGGATCATGCTTCGTGGGAACAATGGGCCGTGCTGAACAAGGTTCACAAGGACGTGGTTGGTTACATTGGCTTTGCCAAGCAGGACCTTTACGACTTCGATCCGCGTTCTAGCTCGCGTTCGTTTGCTACTCCGCGTTCGTGGACCTTTGTGAGCGAACTGCTGGAAGATGAGGACACTGGCGATTCCGAACTGACTGACCTGATTGCTGGTGCAGTTGGCGAAGGTGTTGCGGTCAAGTTCATGGCTCACCGTAAGGTTGCGGGTCAACTGCCCAAGCCTGAAGACATCCTTGCTGGCAAGGTCAAGGAGCTCAAGGTTAAGGAAATTTCCGCTATGTATTCCCTGACCATTGCGATGTGCTACGAGCTGAACGACTCGCTGACGAAGTGTGGTGGCAAGCCCAATGCTGAATGGCATGCTATGTCCGACAACTTCTTCCGCTTCATGATGGATAACTTCACTACGGAGTTGACTGTTATGGGTGCGCGAGTTGCGTTGACTACTTACAACCTGCCGTTTGTGCCTGGCAAGCTGACGCACTTCGACGAGTTCCACAAGCGTTTCGGCAAGTATATTGTTGCCGCTAGCGGTAACAAGTAAAGCAAAGGGGCTTCGGCCCCTTGCATTGTTTAAGGGAGGCAGGCTTTCCTCCTTTGACCGTAAGTCCTCCCACCTATATGACTACTCCCAAACTGCTTACCTTAACAAAACTAGACTACAGGCACAACGGTAAATCGATGTTCGATTACCGAGTTCAAATTCTAGGCGACCGACAACAAAGGTTTAGAAACTACAGCAATATCAGGCAGTGGTGCTGGGAAACCTTTGGCCCAAGTAATGAGCTCGATATTGCGATTTCCTTGCGTCCAACTGACGGGCAACCCACAGCATGGGCTTTTCAATTTGGAAAAGAATTCCAAGACAATTACATATATCTCAGATCTGACAAGGAATTAGCCCTCTTTAAACTTAAGTGGATGTAACACTTGAGTATTAACTTTTGATTTGCACGAAATTCCAATTTCTGCTATAATATAGACATTAACAAGGAGCAATAAATGGCAACTACTTCCGGCGAAAAGAAAACCCAGCACAAGCTGGCTGGGCGCCTTACTGAAAATTTTGATGCTCGCGCTGACGCAACTGCTCGCGAGAAACTTATCGTGGCCCGTGTGGGTCTCCTGCTTCGTGCCCCGTTTTTCGGTAACATGGCTACCCGACTGTCGCTGGTTAATGCTGACAGCTGGCTGGGCACTGCGGCTACCGACGGTCGCAACTTCTATTACAATACTGAATTTGTCAACAAGCTCAAGCCCAAGGAATTGGAATTCCTGTTTGGCCACGAAGTGTTGCACAATGTCTACGACCACTTGGGTCGAACCGGCGACTTCCGTGACCGTCGACTGTTTAACTGCGCCGCAGACTTCTGCGTGAACAGCGACCTTATCGAGCAACGCATTGGCGAGAAGATTACCCCTTGCCTGTATGATGCCAAATACAAGGGCTGGTCGGCTGAAGAAGTTTACGACGACCTTTACGACAAGGCTGAAAAGATCGACGTCAGCGACCTGCTGGACCAAATGCTGGACGAGCACATGGACGGCGATGGTGATGGCGATAGCGACGGTGACGACGACAATGACGGGAAGAAGAACGGCAAAGGTCGTCCCAAGCTGACTGAAGAAGAACGTCGTCAAATTAAGGACGAAATCCGTGAAGCTCTGCTTCGTGCGGCTCAAAGCACCGATGCAGGTAACTTGCCCAGCGGTGTTAAGCGTCTGATTAAGGACCTTACCAAGCCCGTTGTGAACTGGCGTGAACTGCTTCAGCAACAAATTCAATCCACTGTTAAGGATGACTTCAGCTGGATGCGTCCTAACCGTCGTAGCTGGCACATGGATGCCATTATGCCTGGCATGAAGCCTGGCACGCAGATTGACATTTTTGTTGCTATTGACACGTCTGGCAGTATCAGCGAACAGGATCTCAAGGAGTTCCTTAGCGAAGTTAAGGGCATCATGGACTCCTACGATGAATATCGTATCCGTGTTATTACTTGGGATACCGCAGTTCACAATCCTGCTGAATACACTAGCGAGAACATGGAAGATATTACCAACTATGTGCCGGGTGGCGGCGGTGGCACTGACCCGCATTGTGTTTGGGAATACCTGCGTGAGAACGATATCGAACCCAAGAAGCTGATTGTGTTTACGGACTTCTGTTTCTTTGGTTGGAATCCTAAGCAGGTTGAAGATTACTGCGACACTGTTTGGGTTATCAAAGGCAACGAAAATGCCCAGCCCGAGTTTGGTGTGTGGGCTCACTATGAGCAAGCCAAACGAGATGCTCGTGCATGAAGTTGTTCTAAACGACATCGGATTTGAATATAAGGAATTCTTGGCCTACTATACGTCGGCCAAGCGATGGGCCAAAAGTAATTGTGTAAGTTATGTCAAATCCGATGTCATTGATGTAAGTGACGTCAGCATGACTATGGATTTGATTGCATCCTTCTTGTTTAATGATGAGAAAGATGTTGTAATGTTTACTCTCAAGTGGAAAAAATAATGAGTAACGAAAACGATAAATTCAAGAACAGCCGACGTCGGCAAAAGGATGAAAACGCTGTCAAGCGTCAAACCAAAATTGCAAAAGAGCATGGCTCTCCAGTAGATGAGCCGCATCGTTTTGCCAAGCATCACGCTATGGATTGTGGACAATCTGGTTGTATGCTATGCGGCAATCCTCGCAAAACGTTCAAGGAACGAACTGCACAAGAAAAACGGCTGTATCAAGATGTTGATACTGTCCGAGATCAACGTAGCAATGGAACATTACCCAAGGAAGAAGAATGAAAATCGGTCTTAGTTTTAGTCGTTGCGTTCGCGATATTGTAGACGGCAAAGTAGATCTGGATGATGTGCTGGTAATTATTGCCCGCACTCAGTTTAATCCTACTAGCGACAGCCAGTGGGAAAATATTTGGCGCGGTTACGGCGGTGGCCACACTAGGGGCAATATTTGGTCTTCGACTGAGTGGTCTGCTTACGGGGACGACCAAGAACATCTGTTCCGCAAAGTCAGTGTCAATCTTTGGGACATGGGTAAACTGCATCAGCCTCGCGAGTTCGGTGCGAACCCTCGACGTTTGCCCTTCTATTGGTTGGAGGTAATTCCTAGCCAAGACGATATTGATCGACATCCTGCTGTGAAAGAAGCTTACGAAAAGTTTATTGTGCTGGCAGGTCTTGCAAGTGTGCGATTGGATCTGGATCGTGAAAAAAATCTACTATGAAAAAGTCGGGCGACGTTATGTGCCTGTGTTAGAATACGACAGCGAGTTGATGTCGTCTTTCAACAAAGGCGCCCATTTGATTATTTCGCGCCCGGGCGGAAATTCGACTCGGTATAACATCAATCCAAACTATGCGGCTATGATTGCGGCAGGGTATGTAGCAAAGGAGGCTATTATTAAGGCCATCTTTGAAGCAAGCGAAGCTAAACCAAAAAGCCAGCCCTTGACTGAACGACAGCGAGCCGCATGGAAAGAAATGAAAGAGGCTTTCGGCGACGAAATGTTTAGCCTAGAATTTGACAGTATTGCACAACTGGTCGACAAAGGCATAGTTGCTATGCAGGAGGAAGCAGATAAATTAATGCACTATCCTGCTGTGAAAGCCGCCTTTGACCATTTTCAAACTGTATG